GGCGCTAGACCCTGTTCCCGTATAAGTAACAATACTAAACCCAGCATCTGTATTAGCAGACACGACAGACGCAGTAGATCCGTCACTGTTGCTTACGCCTGAACCGCCAGCTTTCCAGTTCCATGCGACCTCTGTAACATTATTATTATTTAAAACATTGGTGGCGCTTGTAGCCCCAATCGTAAATCCGTCTGAATCAAGACTGCTTATGTGGTGATATGTTGGGTAAGTACCTTCGGCGTCGTTTGTATTTGACACTAAAGACTTGTTTGTTCCAGTTCCTCTAACAACATCATACAAAACGCTACTATAAGGCTCGTTTCTAGCTTTAGACCACACAAAATCGGGCTGAAAGCCAACGCCAGTTATTGAGCGTGGTTCACTGCCGTTACCCGTCCATAACACAGTATTAAAGTGGTCTTGTGGGCTGTTGTTTACAGCAGGGTTAAACGCTGCTACTGGATCAGGCATATTAGCTGAACACAGGGCTAGGTAGCCTGCTGGTGGTGCGTAGTAAAAGTCACCACGCCCGTTGGCGTCTGTGTTGCCTTGTGCTGTTTGGTTGCCCGCAAAGCTGGAGTCTTGACCAAAATTGACCACGCCTGTTACACCGTAATCTCCGACAAGAAACCACAAATCACCATCACTTGGGAGGTCAATTGTTGTACCAGTACCCGTTTGAAGTGTTCCATTTTTAGTAAATGTTAATTGATTATTATCCCTATCAACGAGAGCCTGAATAAATGTTCCAGATGGAACTGTAATTGACCCCTGCCTTACACCGTTTTCAATAAATGATTGTCCATAGCCAGCCGCATCGTTTATTCCATAAAAACCCCTACCGGAAGAAACCAAATGGGTATGTAAAAATGGAAAAGCGGCTTCGCTTATAACCCCAATCGTGTTGTAATTATGACTTGTTGGCGTTGTACTAAACAAACCTTCAATAATGTATTTGCCCGTTGGGGGTATAGCAATGGTTGCCTGCCCATAACTATATGAAGCACTTTGCGACCACTGAAGGTTTCCATTGGACATTGTTACTCTATTTGTCTCAATAGGATTCAACGTAGCAAAGTTATTCGTCGGGCTATCAAGCATCCAATCAGTAGCTACTACGTTTGTGCTTGACCAGTTGTTTCCTTGACCGGAAGCATCAATAGGGTCTGTAGCCCTAGTAGCAAAATCTAGGTAGTAACCATTAGTGCCGTAGCTACCTGTGTACTTCTTAGGAATCCATGTGTCTGCCTTGGTTTCGCCAAAGCTAGTAGGCGCCAATGAACTGCCATCAACATGATTAACTTCAGCTATGTAACCGTTAAAATAGTTGCCTGACAAAAATTGCCCAATATCGTGATTTTGGTTGTTGTTTATGCCTAAGTCGCCATTCTGAGGCGCATAAGTGCTTCCTATATTGTTAGTACTAAAGTTTGTAATTTGCTCACCGTTTATGTATATCCTAACTCTATCGCTGGCATCTGAGTAACTTGTATCTACACGAACGACAATGTGATACCAAGCAGAAAAATCTCTAAACTTTTGAGTGCTAACTAATAAATAAACAGACTGTAAACCTAGCTGAAATTCATCTGTATCAAGAAATCCAAACTGAAGTGTATTACTGTCATTGTCCCCATAAGGGGGAATCACACTTCCAAAAATACATTGGCGAGTTCCGCTTGACGATCTTTTAACCCAGCCACTCCAAGTCCAAAGTTTGCGATTACCAGCAGACGAGGGAGTTCTTGAGTAATACGAATTAGTATCTAAACGCGCAGAGTTGCCTATCTCATGCGGATAAAAGCCCGATGAGTACATCCATTGCGGTGAACCAAATGGACCTGACATAGCTTATCCTCAGCTAAACGCGAGTTGTGGAGCGCCAAGCAAAATGCGGCCTGATGCGGCTACAACGTAAGGCACAATGTCCGTGGTCGATGCGGCAGAAGACAGGGTAAGCCCTGCTCCACTAGCAGTTTCATAGTCAGTGCCAAGAGACACTGTACGTCCACCCGTACCATCCTGAATAAACACGATAAACCCAGACTGACCTACAATCTCTGTGGTTGGGTTAGCCAAGGTCACATTACCTGTCAGCGTTAGTACAAAGTTTTGGTCAGCACTAAAGTCCAGAGTAACTGATCCAGTGTTGCTGGTGTCAGTTTCAGTACTGGCGACTGCCGTAGTAAACACACCTGTTGATGGCGTAGAAGCCCCAATGGTAGTGCCATTAATTGTACCGCCTGTGATTTGTACACTAGACTCGTCAATTCCATCTGGCAAATAACTTGATAGATTAGCCATTAGTTAGCTCCCTGTAGTGCCGCTACTTCGGATTCAAGTGTTTCAATTCGTGTTACTGCTTCCTGAAGAGCCGCAGTCAACAGAGGCACTAACTTAGATTGGTCTATGCCTTGATACACAGGAACCTCACGAGTACCCATAACAGCCGCCGTAACAACATTGTCGTCATCGTCCATTACCGCAGGAGTAATCTCGTACTCTTCTGTTTTTGTTTCATCTTTAGTGCCTGTAATTGCTTCTGGCACGGTGTCAGCAACTTCGTGAGCTAAGAAACCATCAACAGTTACGTCCGGTTCTACAATAAAACTAAAGCGGCGAACAGGGATTTGCTTAACGCGCTCAATAGCGTTATCAAGATCAACGATATTTTTTTTAAGTCGGTAGTCTGAGGAGGTGTTGTAGGAGGTTGATGAGCCGTTAGTTGTAATCGTTCCAACCGTTGACCCCCCATAGCGCCAAACCGCAAAATAGTTAGATGTTGCGTCAATACGACACCATAATGCAGCTGTGCCTGCAGCTGCTTGATAAAGTTTTATAGCATCTTGTGCAGAGTTATTATATAGCCGTAATCTACCGCTCGCTCCCCAAGAGGAAGTATCAGAAGAGCCGATCAACACGCTACCGCCCGCAGGGTTAAGGGCTATAGTTTGAGCGCCTGCCGAAAGATTTCGTGATTGAAGAAAACCAATGGCGGTTCCGCCACTGTTATCCATACCAAACTCAAACTGGTTGTTATTGTTGCCGCCTTGTATTGAAAACTGTGGTGACTGCGAACCAAGTGCCCCGTCTGCATCTGCTGTTGCCCCAGCGACCTGTAGCTTATAGAGGGGATCACTTATGCCAATACCTACGTCACCAGAGCTATCAATACGCATACGTTCTGCGTCATTTGCATAAACTGCTAAATGATCGGTTGAGTTATCGTAGAAAAACCCACCCCTAAAGTCATCGTCAGTGTCTCCAAATAAAAGACCCCCACTTTGGTCAGTGGGTGTTTTTACTTGAATGTACGATGCGCCAGACGCATTTTGTACTCTTAAAGAAGCACTGGCATGAAATGCATCTCCTGAGTCTGTTCCAATTAATACCCGCTCTGAGCTATCAATCGTAAGCGCCGTGCTTGTAGCATTATCATCAATGCCCAAACTAGGAGCGGTTCCTGTTTGTGGGTACAACTGCCACGTTGAGCCGTCATAGACCATAGTGACAGAGACGCCGCTTACGTCCATTACTAGGTCAGCGGCTACACCTTCAATAGTAGAACTGTTACGCCCTACAGTCAGGTTTGTAGTTCCCCAAGCATTGCCGTCTGCGATAATAACTTGATCGCCCGTAGAAGGGCTTGCAGGCAACGTAATTGTAAACGCGCCTCCAGCAGTGCTTGCAATAACACCCTCACCCGCAGACATAGTGTAGTTAGCAGTCTTAGTGACATAAGTAATACCACCGCCACCAGACACATCACCAAAAGACAATGTGCCACTGCCGTTGGTAACAATGGCCTGACCGCTTGTTCCATCACTAGTAGGGTATGTAAGCGAATTAGCTACCAAAGCACTAAACGTGCCTGCGGCTGCTGAAGAACCACCAATAACAGTTCCGTCAATCGTACCGCCATCAATATCAGGCGTGTTGATGTCAGGAGATGTAAGAGTCTTGTTTGTAAGCGTGTCGGTTGTTGCTTTACCAACCAGCGTATCTGTAGCAGGCGGCAGGGTTAGCGTTACATTGCCGCTATAGGCGCTGTGTGCTGCTGACTGAAGCTGGGTGTAGTGAGCATTGCTAGATTCACAATACAGCTTAATGTTAGATACCGAGCCAGCGTTCTTAAGAGCAATCTCGCCTGATTGAATATCTACGTTACCGTCCAGCCTAACAACGCCGCTACCGTTTGGCGTAAGCGCAATGTTTCCGTTAGACACGCTAACTATCGCATTACCGTTTACGTCTAGGTCACCGCCTAGTTGCGGAGTAGTGTCTTGAACAACATTTGAAATTCCACTACCAGCAATAACTTGAGAATCAACATAAGCCTTAACTGACTGTTGACTAGGAATAGATGTAGCAGAGTTGCTAGACATGTTGTCTTCATCGACAAAGGCCGTAACACCATCTAATACATTTAACTCTGTAGCAGTAGCAGTAACACCGTCTAGTATGTTTAGTTCAGCAGCAGTACTTGTAACACCATCTAAAATGTTTAGCTCTGCTGTTGTAGAGGTAACCCCGTCTAAAATGTTTAACTCTGTAGCAGTACTGGTAACTCCATCTAAAATGTTAAGTTCCGCTGCTGTAGACGTAACGCCATCAAGAATATTAAGTTCTGCTGTGGTGGACGTAACTCCATCAAGGATGTTTAGCTCTGCTGTACTAGATGTAACACCGTCAAGAATATTTAACTCTGTGGCTGTTGATGTAACACCGTCTAGGATATTTAATTCAGCCGTAGTAGATGTCACTCCATCCAGAATATTCAATTCCGCAGTCGTGGAAGTAACACCATCAAGAATATTTAATTCTACGGCGGTTGAAGTCACGCCATCCAGAATGTTTAGCTCAGCAGTAGTGGACGTTACTCCGTCCAAAATGTTTAATTCTGCGGGTGTCGCAGTAATAGCAGTCCCCCCAATAGAAAGGCTGCTTGGATTTGAACCCACCTCAATAACAGCGCCGCTACCGTTTTCTGTGTACAGACGCCTGTTAGTCAGATCAATCGCCGGTTCGCCTTGGACTAGGTCACTAGCTGCGGGCGCACCCGATCCGTTCTTGAGTTTAATTGTGGTTGCCATGAACTACTCCAAGAAGAACACGAAACAAAAGGAAAAGGGGGCCGAAGCCCCCGTGTAGATTAAGCAGATGGTACTGCTAGTACAAAGCCTGCCTCTGGGCGATATACCTGGACACCGTAAAGGGTGTCTGCGGTGTACAGCGTAGAGAGGTATTCTTGCTTGTACTGAGTCTGCGAACGCACACCCAATTGCTCTGCCATCACAACAGCCTCGTTGTGGAACAACAGGGCAGCGCGAGTGTCAGCGGTACCGCCAGAAGCAGTGTTGTCCCCAGCAGCTTCAATGGTTCGGCAGTTAGCAGAAACGTAAACGTCTACACCATACAGGTTACCAATGAGTCCACTGTTGACTGACTGACCGCTTACAAAGTCAGAAGACACATACCGATCAATGCCCATAATCGCGTTGCGCGTTGCAGGCGGGATGATCAGGTTACGGTTTTCCATCGGTACATTGTTGTCATCCATCTTCTGGATCATGTCACGGAAGAAAGCATCCGTAAACTCGTCCGCAGGAAGCAGAGTGTCATCAGTGTACTGAGTGGTAGTGCCGCCATCGTTGAAGAAACAACCAGTGTGCTGGTAGTCAGTAGCAGCAGGGCTAAATACGATAGCACCGCCGTCACCAAAACCAGTACCAGCTACGTGAAGGTCGTTGTCAACCTGCACAGCCAAAGAGTAACCAGCGTCTTCAGTGTAGAACTGACGCAAAGATCCAAGTGCTTGAACCTCTACAATGTCCTCAATCAAACGCGAGTATTCAAAGTGACGGTTAATAGTAACTGTCAGCTCTGACTCAGTGTTAGCAATGATTGTTACCGCAGTGTCAGCCGCTTTAGCATTGGCATCGCCGCGAGTAGGCTTAGGAATGTGAATAACGTCACACTTCTTGCCATTCATAGCGATACGCTTGACAAGAGGAGCCAGTTTCAAGTTCTTTTGATAAGCAGCAATAATTTCATCACTCCAGATTTCTGGAATAAAAGTTGCTGCTTCTGTTAGGGCTGTATTACCAGCCGCGCCGGGATAAGTTGCAGTAGCCATGATAATTCTCCTTTAGGCTATTTGACCCTTTTCTCCGCATAAGCCGCCATAATTTCAGGCTGTAGTGCCATGTAGCGATCAGGATCTGTTTTCATAAGATTTATAAGGTCAGCACGACGATAAGTCTT